AACTTTTTAGCCATTCCCATGCTCTTTCGCTTGCATCGATTATATTTGCCTCGTCCTGTATACACCCTGTAAAAAGAGAAGCCTCGAACGCTCCCCCGATACCAAGATATCCATTCTGCTATCTTTCGATAGAACGCTGCATCTACCGTATCGATGCCAATTCTTTTAAAATAATTAAAGATATTCATCATCTCTCACCTCCTTGGTCAATATATCCGCTTTATCATCCTGCACTTCTCTTGGAAGCCAGTGTTTTAGTCTCTTCCAGACACCCATAACCACATACCGGATAGCATCCATGCAGTGATCTGATTCTTTTACGGGTACTTCCTTACCCTTTTCTATCGACTTTTTGTCATACTCATAGGTACCGAACTCTCTGACCGCATTCTCCTGTTTCGGAGACACACTCATGATGTCAAAGCATAATGCCTTCTGCACCCGGCTGATACCGAGACCAACATCATTCTCCGCATCCCTGAGTATCACCTGATAATCCAGTCCAGTTCTGGTAGCACGCCGCACCTCTTCTGCCAGACCTTTTGCTGACGGATCAAGGAAAATATAAAAGACTCGGTTTTCATACAGTTCATGCAGATTATTCATGAACTCAACCAAGTCTTTCGCATATTCTGATGGGCTCTTCTGTTTGCCTGTCTCCCGGCCGCTGTGATAATATTCACTCAGACCAGGGAACTTCTGTCGGTAGCTGTCCAATCCAAACGCCTGGAACGTCGTTGCATTCTGCTGTCCATAGTCTCCACCTATGTAAACCCTCTCATATGTTCGTCCATCTTCCGGTTTCTTTCTGTGACGGTCCGAGAACATATAATAGATCAGCTCATCTACACCAACCGGTTCACCAAGCCACGTCCAGCGATACATCTTTGGATCAGATACTTTCATTGTTTCAGCAGAATCAATCAGGTCCTGCCCCAGCCATTCTACAGGTACATCTCTGTAATCCGTGTGGATATGAATGCAATCCGGACGCTTTTCCATCTTCTTACACCAGAGATTTACTGCTGCATTCGGATTCTTTGGTGGATTATACAGATAGATCATCTGGAAACCAGCTTTGTTTCCACGGACGAATGTTGCTTCTATATTTGCCAGTTCGTCCTCACCTTCGCCATCATCAAAGAACTCGGTCAGCTCATCCAGAACAACCAGCTTGATTGGTTTGTCCTCGTCAATAATACCTTTGGTATCGTCTATGCCATCGGATCCGGAGAAGTAAATTGTGGTGTTATATTTCTTGTATGTGATTTCCATCGGACTTTTGGTTATATAAAACCGGTTCTTTGGAATCTGGAGACGGTTGATACCACGGAGCATTTCCTTATAGACTGTTTTTCGCAGCTTATTATGATGTTTTCTGAGCACTACCACTGAACCATGCGCATCTGCCACAATCTGGTAATCCGTTCGGATTGCTGCAAAACTGGATTTTGTGCCGGCACGGCCAGACGTAAGGATAATGTGTTTATATGTTTTATTATTAAATACCGGAAGATATTTTGGAATCACTATCTCTGATATTCTGACCTGCTTTTTCGTCCGCATCGTTTATGATCTCAACTCCATCCTCTTCTCCGTCTGTCGGTGCTGCTGCCAGACGTTCCGTCTGAGCTTTCATCTGAGCAATCTTCGCTTTCTGCTCCTCTGTTGCCATATCCATGTGATCTGATAGCCACTGTAGAGCTTTCATCCGGTCAGACAGCTTAATGCTGGCACCGTCTTTTCCCTGCTTCACTTCTGACAGGATAGTACCATCCACCTCGGAAGAGTCCTTGAACCGGACTGTATTCACAATCTTTGTAAGCTGCTTCTCTTCGCCAGTCTCAGGATCCTTTATCTTCACAGGTCCATACATTGCTATAACCGGTACCTCTTCCGTACCGAATGTCATGTAGTCAGTGATGTCTGCAAAAGCTATATCCATGTATTTCTGAAAGATATCTGCTTCGGATAGGAACTCTCTATTAAGATGCTCCTGTTTCAGCCTCATGATTTCTTTTTTTACCTCAACATTTCTCAACATCCTGCTGCCGCTTCTCATCGCTATTTCATAACTGCACCCATACGCTTTTTGATATGCTTTTGTTGCATTGAAACAACGGATATAGTAAATACAAAAAAGCCGCTGTTTGTCGGTTAGGTCAGGATTCTCCATCACCTGATCAACTTCACTCTCAGCAGCTTTCTTTTTCTTCACTTTT